GGGCTGTCCTGGAGCAGCACCTGCCGTAGCAGTGGGAGAGAAAGCGGGAGTAGCATCAGGCGTTGCTGGAAACCAAAACTGGTTAAGACCAGGCGTAAAGGCAAAGAACGCCGTAGAATTTCCAGTCGTTGGGAAGAACGAGGTGTCTATCTTGAACCTGCTCACAATCGACCCACCCCCATCAGCATAGATACCGCTCACCAGGTCGCCGGAACACGGATCAGCCAAAAGCTGAGCGTACCGGGCGGCCGTGGCGTCTAGATAACCAAGCTGCTTGGGGACACGCCGACGCGCTGCCCTCCTTTTATTACTAACCACAACCCGTTTCTTGGATCGACGGGAAACCATACTGTCTTAACTGTTGTACAGTGTCAAAACTCCTGCAAGGTGATAGGGCTGGCGGGGTCAACGCCAACGGATCCGCTATCGATGGGCCGCGCGTCGCAAAACACCCAGGAGTCCCAGTACGCCTCATAAGCCTCCTGCTGGTCTGGGGTCATGCCCCATGCCAGCCAGAAGCTGTGGCGTGTCTCCGGGCGGATGTGGCCCTGGGTGCGGCTCATGCCCCTGGCCTGGTACTCAAGGCCGGTGATGTGCTGCCTGTTTGTCCTGCCGGCGAGACCGTTCCTGTTAAAGGCTTCATAGAAGCTCTGCAAGTACGGTATCCCCCCGGCAAGCGCCAAGCCACACTTGCCAACCGAGCGCATCCATATGCGATAACTCCGTACTGGACAACTCCAGTCGGGGCACCTCATCATCGTATCCTTGGCTACGCACACCCACGGGTTACGCACCATGACCCACTCGTCATCACCGACCTCTACCGGCTTAGATTGGCAGAACTCGATCTGCTCAAACACCCGCACGGGCTCCTCGATAGTGAGCGTGAACCCAAAATCGCGGAACCAGGGCCCCACTCGCTCCGAGAAGCGTGCTAGGTCCTCCTCCTCCATGAAGGCTACACAATCGTCCCCGTTATTAATGAGGACTGGCGCCATGTTGAGCTCGATACACAACGCGAGGTAAATCATGCACATTATGAGA